ATGATTTAAGTGATGCTGGAACAGGGAAGACCTTCACCGCCTTAGGTGCCTACCTGCAAAGTGGCTGTAGTAAGCTATTAGTTATCTGTTTAGCCCCAAAGGTGGCGGACTTTGCAGAAGATGGGGCTTTGATGGGTATTGATATTACACCACTTAACAAAGGAACAAAGAAAAATAAAGAGTTATTAGCTGAATCAAAACGAGTTGCAATCTCATTTGAAAGCAGTTGGCGTGTAACTGAATTGTTGAAATGGGTAGACAAAGACACATTCATTATTTTAGACGAAGCACACAAGGTAGGAGTAACCTCTTCTAAAGTAACAAAGTTTGCCATGAAGTTGACAAAGAAAACAAATTATGTTAGATTATTAACAGCAACACCAGTTAGCAATGGAAAGTTAGAAAACTACTATAGTCAACTGTATATGCTAAATGTATTCCGCAAGCCTAAAAAAGAGTTTGAGCAACTATTTGTTATTAAGCAAATGCGACAAATGGGTTCTATGCGATTTATGGACATTGTAGGTTATAAGAACGAGCATTTACTACAACAAATGATTGACCAATGCGCAGTGCGTTTCACACGTGATAAAGACTACTTTCCAGAAGATTATGTATATAAGACTAAAAAACCAGCTATGTATGCTAAGTTGAAAAAACACCGCATGTACAAAGCAGATAACGGCGAAGTAATTGAATTAGACAATAGTAGTAAGCTATTTAATGCAATGCGTTGTGTGAGCCATGGTTTCTTGCTAGGAATCAATAAACAAGTAAGTAAAGAACCGTTTGAGCGTTTACAGGCTATTTTAGAAACACATAACAATGAACGAGTAGTTATCTTTTATAATTACAATGTTGAACTTGAAATGTTGAAACAATTACTAGACAAATTAAAGCGTCCATATAGTCAATATAATGGCGCTAGCAAGGATTTAAAACATTTCAAAGACAAAGACAACGGTATTGTGTTAGCACACTACAAATCCGCTTCTACAGGTATTAATGACTTTGTTATTGCAAACATTACTATCTACAATAGTATGCCTTTAGAATCAATCAATTATGAACAATCAAAGGCACGCACAGACCGTTATGGTCAAACTAAGAAACCACTTTATTATCACATTGTACCTGAAACACCAACGGAGAAAAAGATTTTTGAAACAGTAACAAATGGTAAAGACTTTACTAATGAAGATATTGAAAATATTTTAAAATAAGTATTGACAACTACTATATCACATGATATAGTAGATACATAAGATAAAGGGAGGAATTAAAATGTATATTGTAAATATTATTGATTTTGAAGCTAGAACACTAGCTTACCAATCAGAGGTTTTCACTACAAAAGAGTTAGCAGAAGATTACATGGTGGAAGTGATGGAGAACACACATGGTCTTGATGTACTTATTATTGAAGTAAATAGTTATAATTTAGAAACAGCTAAAATTGTAGCATGTTCATAGGAGGATAAACAATGGAACTATTAAGACTTAAAAAGAACGGTAAAGCGCCTTTAGTTGCTGGCTCGTTTAATGGTGAAGATAAAGCAGAAGTGAAGAAGTGGGTTGCAGAAGGTGGCAACTATGGTATTTTAACTGGTAAGTTATCAGGTATTGCAGTAATTGATATTGACACTCATAATGGTGTTAGTGGTGCTGATAACCTCAAAGAGTTTTGCGAAAAGTATGATATTGAGTTACCAGACACTAAAACAGTTATGACACCAAGTGGTGGGCTTCATCTGTATTACAACCTACCTGAAAAATATAATGATGTGCAATTCATTCAGAACCACAGGGAACTTGAAGGTGTTGACTTCCAAACACATGGACGCTACATTGTTGGGTGGGGTTCAACAATTGAAGGTGTAAAATATGAAGTGATTGACAATTCACCAATTGCAGACCTACCTGTAAAATGGTTTGATATTTTCACAGATAAAACAATTCAAAAGCAAAACAAAAAACGTGAACGCAAATGGACTGCAAACCTGTTAGGTGATATTATCGCTGGAAGTGATGAAGGAGGACGAAACAACTGGATAACGCAAATGATTGGCAAATTGTTCGCTACAGGCTTAGAACATGAAGAAGTATGGGTATGGTCACAATATGTAAACCAAATTGGGTGCAACCCACCACTTGATGGAACAGAGTTGAAACGCACCTATGATTCAGTTAAAAAACGAGAAGAACGGAGAATGGCAAAAGATGAATAACATGCATATGTTTAGAAAATTGTTCCCAAACGGTTGTCTTATTGATGTAAAGTACAATCCAAATGGGTTTGGTGATATGTATAGTACAAATTATAACTATTCAGTAATGATGCAACATGTACCAAGTGGATTTGTTAAATTTGAAAATATTGAAACGGCGCAAGAAGTTTTTAAACTTATCGCAAAATATGCAAAATAAAAAAAAGCCAACTCATACGAGTTGACCTAAGATAGTTGAAGGTGGGAGGAATCACCTTTGCTATAAATATATTATATCATAAAATAAAAGTTTTGTGTTGACAAATAAACGTCAATATGATACAATAATAATTATAAAACATTAGGAGGAATTTAAATGATTTTACATGATGGAATGTTAGTAAAACGCAAAGATAATGGGGCTAAAGGTGTAGCACATAAAATGGAAGGTAAAATGTGGAAAGTCAAATATCATGATGGAACACACACATATACTACAGAGAGTGCTTTTAAAAACCATTTTGTTATTCCTGAATTAGAAGTTAATTTTGAAGATTCAAAATGTGATGGTGTTGAACCTGATGTAGAAGTTTATTTTGAATCAGATTTGATTGACAATCAAATTCATTATACAGTTAACGGTATTCAACCAATTCAAATAATGAAAGCTAACATGACAAAAGAAGAATTCCGTGGTTTCCTAGAAGGAAATATTCTAAAATATCCATTACGTTATAAACACAAAAATGGACTAGAGGACCTTAAAAAGGCAAAAACATACTTAACTTGGCTGATTGAAGATATTGAAGAAAGAGGGTTGTAATATGGCTATGGAAAATGATTTAGTAAGAGTATTCAAAAGAGATATAGGCGATTATAAAAAGATTATGTTGTATTGTAATTCTTCATTAAGTGAACAAGAATACCTTGAAGTAACACAATACCCAGATGGTGATTGTGTTGTGTATTTAAATAGTGAATACAATGACGAAATTATATTAAGTAAAAAGCAACTAAAAAGACTAATGGAGGAACTTAAATGATTGAAAAATTTGAACCATTGTTTGAACCGTACGACCGTTACGCAGTTTCAAACATGGGATATGTGATTGACCGTGACACAGGTTTAACGGTATGGAACTCATATGATGACAACGGCAAACCATATGTAGTATTAGAAGGCTCACACAACAAGACACGTAAATTTTTTATTGCTAACTTAGTAGCTGAATCATTTGTACTAAACAAAGACAATCTAGGTTACCTGTATTACAAAGACGGTGATGTTAATAACACACACTGCAATAATCTTGGTTGGGCTATTAACCCACAAGAAGGCAAACAGCGTGTTGCACGTCCACTGCGCAAAAAAGTAGAGGATAAACGTCATAAATTAATTATTGAAATTAATAAATGTATTGACAAAGACAAATGGGATACTGCTAAACAACTTGGCAAAGAGTTATGGGAATTAGAAGGAAATTCGTGGGAAGGTAGAAATACACCATCACAGTATTAGGAGGAAGCAAATGTCATTCAAATGGAACGTACACTACACAGGTAGTAAAGGAAATTCAGTATCAATATATACTAATCAATTTAATATATTAGTTGATGCAGGTAAGCCTTACAAATTTATAGAGCCATTACTATATGAAAAACATTTTTTAATATTTACGCACAGACACGGTGACCATTTCAAACCAGCAGTATTTAGAAAAATACGTGAGAACTTCCCAAATATTAAAATTCTAGCAAATGAAGAAGTAAATAATTTAATGTTTGAAAAAACTAAAATGGGTGCAGATGTTGTTTTTAGTGATAACTTTCAGTTTCAAATTGGTACAATGAAATTCACAACTATCCAGAACTATCATGGTGCTGGTGAAGAATTAGTTGACTGTCATGGATTAATTATTGAAGATATTGAATCTGGTGAAGTATTATTATATGCAACTGATTTAAGCACTACAATAGATTATCAGGAATATTTAGATAAAAACTCTTTACAAGTAGATTACTTTCTGTTAGAATCTAACTATGACCCACAAGTAATTGAATTTTATGAATCAACAAAAGCTCACACTGGGTTTGATATTTTTAGTAATGGTTCATATCGTCACTTAGCTTCAACTGAACATAAAGAATTTACAGAAAAGTATTGTAAACCAAATTCAATTGTGGTACCATTACACCAAAGCGAAACATATTCAACTTTTGAAGGACTATTAAAACGTACTAAAAAAGATGAAAACAGATTGACAATGGAGGACGTGGAAGCATGGAAAAAAAGCAAGAACAAATGAGTTATAAAATGTTACTAATGTTAGATTATGGGTATACTGTAAATGACCTACTAAACACATTAGAGGAACGAACGGACCTAATTAAAATGGGGTTCACATTTAACGAGATTTTCAAAGCTAAGTGGTTACGATTAAAGGCGGAGGACGAACGCAATGGAATTTGAAATTGCAATTAAAACCAATGGTGTTCAGTCAATCGAATTTGCAGACTATGAAAAAATACTAAATGACGCACAGAAGTTGGCTGATAAAATGAAAGAGCAAGAAGTTACAGAAGAAACAATCAAAGAGAATAAAAAACTAGTAGCTACAATCAATAAACGAATCAGAGAGCTAGACACACAACGTAAACTAGTGAAAAGTGAAATCATGACACCTTATGACGAATTGAACCAGAAGATTCAGACTTTAAAAGATGTACTAAAGGAAGGTATAGAACATGTTAATGTACAAATTAAAACGTTCAACGAGCAAGAACAAAAAGAACGTACATTACAAATTGAAGAACTTTTCAATAAGTACCAAGCTTCATATAATGCGCCACAATGGCTATCTTTTGATAAGTTCATTGCAAAAAACAGAAGTTTAGTAACTAATAAAGCAACCTCACAAAAAACAATCACACAAGCAATTGTGATGTATTTTGAACTGTTTAAACAAGACTATTCAGACTTGAAAGAACAGGTAACAGATAAAGATGACCGCATGGCAATACTTATTGCATATTCAAGAAATGGTTTCAATATGAATGAAGCTATTGAAGAATTTAAAGAAATGAAGTCAGAACGTGAACGACTTGAAAAGGAACAACAACGAGTAAGAGAAACAAAAGTTCCTGACATTGTAATTTTAACAGGAAATGAAGATAAAGTTGTTGACAAACCAGTTGAAGTGAGTTATACTTGTATTAAGGTTAAGACATCAGATTTAGCCAAACTTAAAAAATTAGGTATTGAATGGGAGGAAATGTAAATGATTATTAAAGAAGATTTATTGCGTTGCACGTATTTTTCAAAGGATTTAAAAGAAGGAAGTATCACATTTAAAAAACTGGTAGAGCGCAGAAATAAACACAATGCCCCAGAATTTGACTTTGATGGTGTTACGTTTTATGTTGAAAGTATGGAAGTAGAATATGAAACAAATGAGTTCCACGTTATGAGGGCTATTATTGTAAAAGAAGCAAAAGGCGGACAGTCAATTGAGAGATTTAATCTTGAAGTGGATTATAACGCAAACACAATGACATTGGAGGAAATTTAAATGGCTGAATTACCATTATGGAAGTTACACACATTAGAAGGTAAAAAAGAAGTACTCTTTATTAATGGAATAGCAACATATGGTGAGAGTTATATTATGATTGATAATGTATGTTTTAGATTTATTGAGTTTACAATGGTTAATAACTATGACGAGTACACTCTTAAAGGTACTGTATACGAAGCTGGTGATATTGAATTAATTAATATCTTCATTAATTACAATCAACGTTATATTATTTTAGGAAAATAAGGTACACAAGTTAGGGAAAGTATGTTATACTATTTAAGTAGTAAAAAAAAAAATAAAAACAAATTATTGGAGGAATTTTATTATGTCAGAAAAAACAAAATTAGTTATCGTTAGTGTAGAGGATTCAGAAATTTCAACAAAATTACAAGTGGCAAAATTAGACTATTCAGAAATGTATGACGCAGTAGCGTACAAACAACAATACAACAAAGACACAGAAGAATGGGAAGATTCAAAAGAAGCAACTAAAAAATATAAAGAAGCACTAGAAGTTGCTGGTGGCTCATTTGAAGAAGATAACGAAATTGAATTATTTGTTGATGAACAATCAGGTAAAGCATATTTTACAGAAGGCTCTGGCTTTATCAAAATTGAGAAACCTCTAGTTAGCTTGAAACGAATTAAGAAAGCACCAATTGTTGCAATTCAAGATTCGCCTAAATGTCGTTCAGTAGTGATTGAACATAAAGGTAAACATTACGCATTTAACTTTAATACAGGTGTATGGTTAGAAAAGAAAAAACAATTTATTCCAAACAAAGCAAAAATTGCAAAAGCAAAAGTACGCTTCAACGAAGTATTTGAAGATGTTGGTGTGGATTGGGACAATGCAAAAGAAAAAGCAATTGGAATGGTTGTTGACGTAACAGTTAATAAAAACCAATTAGATACAACAAGCAACGTTGGTTGGTTAGAAGCCTTACCACTTGACCCAGAGGACCAACCAGAACAAAAACCAGTTGAAGAAGTTGATAACTCAATTGACATTACAGCTGATGATTTACCATTCTAAAAATAAACAAACAAAACCCTTGACTTATGTTAGGGGTTTTGTTATTATATACATATAGGAGGTAATGACAATGAAAAACACATTTAAAGTAGGGCAATATGTAGAACTTAAAAACGATAACCACAATGGTATTGGTAGCAAAGGTGATAAAGCATATATCTTAGCTAAAGCATTTAAGCCTATTGATGGTGTAGAGCTTATCTGTAGATTTGCAAATGGTGCTACAGAAGGTTTCTTACAACGTGAGTTGAAATTAGCAACAAAAACACTTGACAAAATCACACTAATAAAGTAAAATAAGAGTATAAACAAATTGGAGGAATTAAATATGAAATACGTAGGAAGTAAAAACAGATTAAGCAAGGAATTAGCACCAATCATTCAAAGTTACATTACAGATGATACAGTAGCATACATTGAACCATTTGTTGGCGGTGCTAATATGATTGACAAGATTGACCATCATAACAAAATAGGTAGTGATTTACACAAAGAATTAATTGAGTTATTGAAATACACTAGAGATAATTATGATAAATTACCAACAACATTTACAGAAGAAGAATACAATAAAGTTAAGCATAATAGACACAGTTACGAACCATGGTATGTTGGTTTAGTTGGTTTCTGTGGTGCTTTTGGGGCGACATACATGGCTGGTTTTGCTAGAGCTACTAAAGCAGACAAAGTAACACCTCGTGACATGCCAGCTGAAGGTATTAGAAACCTTGTAAAACAAGCGCCAAAATTAAAAGGTATTGATTTTCAACATAAATCATTCTTAGACTATAATCCAAACGATTATAAAGGTTGTGTATTCTATCTTGACCCACCATATAGAGCAACATTCGGATATAGCACTGGTAAATTCCCATATAAAGAATTTGATAAATGGGTTGTAGAACTAGCAAAAAACAACACTGTATTAATAAGTGAATATGAAATGCCAGAAGATAGGTTTGAATGTATTTGGAGTAAAGAACATTTAGTAAATGTTAACAACAATGTAAAACACGGTAAAAACAAAAAAAGAGTTGAAAAATTATTTAAAGTACGTTAGAATAGTAGTATAAACAAATTGGAGGAATTAATACATGAAGAATATTGCAGAATTTAAAAAGGCACCAGAACTAGCTGAAAAATTATTGGAGGTATTCAGTAATTTAAAAGGTAATTCACGAAGTCTTGACCCAATGCGAGCTGGTCAACATGATGTGGTTGTGATTGAATCTACCAAAAAGTTATCAGCAAAAGGAAAAGAAATGAAAGTAGTTAAAATGCGTTCATTAGAAGATGGTAGGGACGTTACAAGCTACATCATGAAGTTTCGCAAATATGACTGGGATAAATGGAAAAATGTTGAAGTTGGTGATCGTTTACTAATTGACTTAAAATTTAGCAATGGTTTTGCTACAGTCAAACCAATTAGAACTATTTCAAAAGGTAATGAAACACCATTTAAACCAAGCGAACCATTAACAAAGCAAACCATTTTATTATTTGATATTGAGATTTTTAAACATGATAGCTTATTTGTATTTCGTGATTACTTTACCAAAGAATGGTTTATAATTAATAATAACCTTGACGAATTACGCAAGTTTTACCTTGAATACCGTGATTCAATGTTCATTGGGTATAATAATGCCTCATATGACAACAATGTAATGCGTGGATATTTACAAGGCAAAAACGCTTATCAAATGTCTAAAACTATTATTGAATCAGATAATAGAGGTCTAGTTTACAAGATGTTTGATAGTCATAAAACCCCATTGTTTGGAATGGACCTATACCAAGATAATAAAGGTTTTAGCTTAAAAGAGCATTCCGCATTCTTAGGTATCAACATTAAAGAAACAGAAGTAGACTTTGACATGGATAGACCATTGACAGATGAAGAGAAAGAGAAAAATATTGCATACTGTAAAAATGATGTGTTGGCAACTGAAAAACGTTTTGAACAAAACATTGGTATGCTATTGGCTAAAGCAACAATTGCTCTAATGTTTGACATGGATAAGACAGACCTATTACAAACAAACGCTAACTTAACAGCTAAGTTACTTGGTGCAACTAAACAAGAAGTTAGACCAGACTTGACAGACCCATTAGAATTAGATAAACGATTAAGTATTAATACAAAAGAGATTGCAGAAGCATACTTGAATCATGAGTTTGAATTAAATGAAGATGGTAAATTGAATGTGTCATTAGAGTACACAGATGAAGATGGATATACAATGATTTTTGGTAGTGGTGGTGTACATGGTGCTAAAGCCAGTTATATTCACATTGGAATGTTCCCAATGCGTGACTGGGGTTCACTATATCCAAACACAATGGAACAATTTAATTTACTATCAAGAAATATTCCAAAGGATAAGATTCACCGCTACGGTGACTTACTAAAGCAACGTATGGACGCTAAGTATTCAGGTGAAGAAGTGGCAAACATTAAAGGTGTAGAAGTGCCAACATATGTAATGATTAACGGTATCAAGTTACCATTGAATACTAAGTTTGGTGCCACTGGTGCGCAGTTTAATGGTTTGTATGACCCAAGAAACCAATTCTTAGTTTGTGCAACTGGTCAATTGATTATGACAAACATGTATGAATTAATTAAAGGTAAAGCACAATTCATTCAATCAAATACGGACGCACACGCATATATTCCAAACAGTGAAGCAGATGATAAAGCTATTGATGAAGCATTAGATGAATTTGCTAACAAGATTGGACTTACACTAGATAAGGATATGTTCCGTGAAATTTGGCAAAAAGATGTAAATAACTATATTGCAGTACAACCAAATGGAAAAGTAAAAGTAAAAGGAGCTATTGGCTTAACAGGTGGTATGAAAGTGTCAAAAGCGATTGTATCAAATGCCTTCATTAATTATCTGGTAGCTGGTAAAGATTATAAAGAGTTTATCAGTGAATGTAATGAACTAAGACAGTTTCAAATTATTACTAAAACAGGTTGGACCTTTGATAGAACGGTTGCACGTGATAGTGAAGGTAATGAGTTCAACGCACAGAAGGTTAACCGTGTGTTTGCAGTAAAAGATAAAACAAATGCGGTAGAATTATTTAAGGTCAAAGAAGGTCAATTATTAGATATTGAAGCAGATGAATTTAAGGATAACATTTCATATACAAAAGGACTGGCAAACGCACCAGAATACTACACAATCAGTAATGAAGCGATTGGTGAAGGTATTACAATTGATGATGTTGACAAACAATACTATATTGACCAAGTAGAAGATACGCTTGAACTATGGTTTGGTGAGAACTGGAAAGAGCGTATTGAACAAGCACATCATAAACGAGAATTACAAGGATTAAAACCAGTTGAAGTAAAAAATTATATTGATTAAACTATTGACAAAAGATAGGTAAGGTGTTATACTTTACCTGTCAACTAATAGGAGGAATTTAAATGACAACAATTACTAAACAAACAAAACATATGGGTGTATTAGAGTTCAAAGAGGTTGATAAAGCAAAAGCCAAGGATATGGTTATTAAAAACCACTATTCACATAAATGGGGTACGGCTTTTGGTGTTATAAATATTGGAGTGTTTCGCGATAACCAGCTTTTAGGTGTTGCAGTCTTCGGTCATATGATGAACCCAAATAGTTACAAATCAATTGCGGATATTGAGAAGAACGAAATTATTGAACTTAACCGTTTATGGATAAGTGATGATTTAGGACACAACGCTGAAACCATTACAATTGGGGCTTGTTGGAAAATATTAAGAAAAGACTATCCACACATTAAACTAGTACAATCATTTGCTGATGGACGATTGGGCTGTGGTACTATTTACAAGGCTTCTAACTTCAAATATTATGGTAATACTACCACATTATTCTATGAGAATGTAGAAACAAAAGAAGTAAAACACAATGCTTTATTCAATGATGGTAGACATATTGGCAGTATGTTAAACCATAATACTGATTTATTAGATGGTAAACTACGAGCGTTCAAAGTTAAAACATACCGCTATATCTACATCTTGGATAAAAAGTGGATGTAAAACTAAATGAAAAACCATACCCAAGCTATGATAAAGGTATTGACTATGTACCAATTAGATATAGTGACAATTTACTAGGTAAACTAGTATTAGGTTATAATGCTATAAACGATAAATACCACGCAAACAAAGCTTTAGCTCTAATTAAAGGTGATAGCTCTAAAATATTAGATGAACAAATGAAACACAAATACGTGAATGAATTTATTAATAAAGGAGTTAATTAAATGATTACAGTATATACTAAAAACAATTGCATGCCTTGCAAAATGACAAAACGAAAATTACAAGAGTTAGGAGTTAATTATAAAGAACACAATGTTGATGAAGAACCAGAAGCATTAGAGTATTTAATGGAAAAAGGATACCGTTCACTACCTGTTGTATTTAAAAACATTGTTGATGATGAACCTGTTGTAATTGGTGGATATGCACCAAATATCTTGGAAACCATTGTTTCATAGGAGCATTCTAAGCGTTTTTCAGATTAAAAGTAAGGTGATTATCCATTAAAACGCAAATAAAGACACCCTATATTGGGTGTCTTTTTGTTTTATACTAATGTACCCCACGTGTTGTTGGGGTCTCCGTCATTTGGTCCAATTGGTAAGTAAATACGTGTACCATTAGTGTCTGTTCCACCAATCCATACATAACCGTCACCAACTGTGATTTCATCATACTTGAATACTGCACCTTGTTTCCATGTTCCATATACTGGCGCATATACGCTTGGTCGTCCACTACGTAAAACAATAGCGTCAACACCAATTGTAAACTGATTAACTGGTTTACTTGGTTTTGGTGGGAACTTAGTGTTAAGGTCCTCTAAGTCGCCAGCGTTAGCATATGTTACAAATTTACCACTGTTTTCAATCTTGTAAGGATTGACTGCACCTTGTTTCACTTCTGTAATTGTACCAACTTGTGTCCAAAGACTTGCACCAGCTACGAATGGTACCACTGGTCCATTGTGTGACTTGTGACCGTTATAAATGTAAACATTTTGACCTTTTTTGAATGTCTTTGGTTTACTTGGTGTTGGTTTTACTGATTCACCAGATACCCCATTGGCTAAGTCTTTAGCAAGTTGTGCTTTACTGATTCCCATTTCTGCTAAGTAACCATATGGGTCTGTGTGGTCACCCCATACATAATCTGATACCCATTTATGAGAGATAACACCTTTTTCCCAAACAGAAGAACCTTGGTCAAGTGTCATAGGAATACCAAACTTTTTACCCATGTCTCTTGTATAATCAATGTACGCTTTATAGTTCTTTTTGAATAACTCTTTATCATGTGTGTGTTGTAACTCAATTTGAATAGGTGCGTATGGGTTTGCATTACCAGCACCCCATGAAATATTGCCCTCTGGTGCAATCTTATAAACAATACCACCGTCACCAATGATAGCTGTTGTATGTGCGTTAAACCAGTTGTTTTTCATGTATGTTGCTTCATTTCGTCCTGTGGCACGTTCATTGGCAGTTTCGTGTAAGATAATCTTATTAGGTACTGCAACCTGTCCTGAACCTTCCCAAGGGCTTAAATTGAACTCGTTATTAACTTCATATGCGTTAGCTGTTTGCATTCCAGCAAACAAACCAATGGTTGCTAATGCACCAAATAAAATACCTTTTAATTTCATACTTATTTATCCTCCTTATTGTCTTTAATACCTTTTGTGGTTGGGTCTATAACTACCCCTAAAATACTTAATACAACGAATACCGCATTAACAACATCAATTAGTTGTTGGCTCAAACCAGTTAGGTTTGATAAGTCTAATCCAAAAATGTTTCCCACAACTTGAATCAGAACAATTACTGCTGGAATTAAAGCAATCCAGAACGCTTTGTTTTTGATACGTGTTTTCCAATCCATTTTTAACACTCTCCTTATAATATAGTTATAATAGCACCAATAACAGCAACAATGATTGCCCCTGATACTGTGCGTGTTAGCCAAGTTAAACGGTCATTTATACTAGCAATGTCTTTCTCATTTTGAATTGAACGGTGATGGGTTTCACTCAATAAATTATTGTTTGCCTTTAATTCATTTTTCAAATCTGGAATACCTTCTAAATTTGATTCAATTCTAGCTAGTTGCACTTTTATTTCCATAAAGTCCTTATCTTCCATGCCTACATCTCCCTATCTTATTATAATCACCGCCTTTCAGCTACTATTATAGTATAGCATTTAAATAAGGGAAATAGTGTGCTTCACAGGACGATTCTAAGCGTTTTTCAGATTAAAAGTAAGGTGATTATGCATTAAAACGCAAATAAAAACACCTCTTTTTAGAGGTGTTTTTAACTATAGTAAATCAGAAAGTAATGCTTCTAATTTTGCTAGTCTTTCAGCCATTTCTTCCTTAGTTGGTTCTGGTGGTTTATTGGCTTCTTCATCTAAAAACTTTTGGAAATCATTATCTGTATTTCTGGTCAATTCTTTACCATCATAATAGTAATTATGAAAGTCAATCAATCCGCCTTGCATAGAGTTTGCTTCTGTTATATCAATGTCACATTTGATATAATCCTCATAAGCTTCTGTAGTATATCCTGTTAAGAAACCTACTCTATCTGGTATCCAAATTTCCATTGTTTTACATCCTTTCTATACTGAAAATACACCTGTCAATACCCATTTAGCACCATTATCTTGTGCATTTTCTGCACGTCCTTTTATCTGTGTTTTACTAACATATACATATTTGAATATAGTATCATTTGCACCAGCACCAGTTGAAGCACCTTGTAGTCGCATTACAATACCTTTACCATTATTGTAAGCACCATGTGCTTTTGGAACTAGGTAGTACGTATAGTCCCAAGTACCTGGTGTTGATGTTGATGTGTTATAGGGTTGCCACATAAACAACCAACCTATTGCAACTTCATCCATGGTAAGTGTTGGTGTAATTATATCATTTGCACCAACCCAAGATGCTCCACTGTATAATCTGCGAGCTGTATTTGCGAATTGCATTACTAATTCAGCAGTTAAGAAACCACTGTTACCTTGTGCATCTAGTAATGACAACCCTGCTGGTGTAAGGCTTGCGTATTGGTTTACTGAACTGTCAGTATTTAGTACACGTGCGTCAAACCCTTGTGAAAACAACCTTGTTGAACCTGTTCTGTTTGTTGTTAAGTTCTTGTATTCAATTTCCATTTCACCGCCAGCAACTGTTGATACACCTTCTAATTGTTCACCAGCTACTGTTGCTTTAAATGTATTCAAAAATTCAGAACCATTGATTGTAGAACCGTTCATTGTGATAGCGTTTAATGTTTCAATGTTTAGTACAGCTTGGTCAATTGTTTGTTCAATCCATTCTGTTTTTAAATCGTCCCAAACTTTATAAGAAGCAATTTTGGGGTTCTCTTTTACTTCACGTGTTTCATAGTCACCTAGTCTTGCTATTGTTGGTTGGGGTACTGTTCCATCAACAACCCACCACATATCACCCTGTTTAGGGTTTACTGGTGGTTCTTCTTGTACAAATACACGTGGTATACTTCTAACTTTATTATTTATCTGGTCTGCTAACTTTCTTAAATCATCATTAATACCTGATTCTAAAACAACGAAATCACTTAGTTGTGCTTCAACACTGTCTGTTGTATAATCATACTTCAATTCTTGAACACGTGATTTTAGATATAACTTTTCGTTTTCGTCTACTAACTTAATATAATCACCAACCTGTAAATTATAAGGTATATTGGCAATGTCAACTTCATATGCAACCAGCGGTTTTCCATAATCTTTTAGATGTTTAACTGCATAGTCACGCAACTTGTTTTGTGCTGTTGTTTCAAACTCTAATTGCTGTTGAAAATAGTTTGATTCGTTGTGGGTTCTTGACCAGTGCTTAACATTCTCTTTGTCGTAAATATAGCCAGTTGCCTTATCTAAGTAAAAACGACCATTAGGGTCTACCCAGTTATAACCAACTAAGTCAACAGGTTCTTCTTTACCTTCTGGAATACCACCAATTGGTTTTATTGCATTAACCAGTTGGTAAATATCTTCTTTAGTGGTTATTGAGTTAATATCTTTATTAACATAAAGTGTGTGTACTTCATCTGTACCACGCTTCTTCTTAATATCAATATATCTACCTGTTAATTCATTACCTTTAAATGTGAACCTAAAATCAAGTTCTGCATTATCAAATTGGGTTGCTACTGATTGAATACGTTCCAATGCTGTTGCTCCTGAATCCCATTCTAATGCTCTAGTTAGTCCAGATATTTCATTTATACCAACTTTGAAACCACTGCTTGATGTAAATATTTCAATATAGTATTTTATAGGAAATGGTTTTGTTTCCTTGTGTTTACCAACATGTTGGTTTAAAAGGTCTAGTGAAGCGTCTTCTAATTCCATACTGCGTGTTTGTGTCAATGGATTGTGTGTTGATTCTAAAATTGTCATCCATTCGTGTTTACCATTTAAGTCTTTATACAAAACATAGTTACCAACTTTGAATACATCTTTAGCAAGTGCGCTTGTTTCTGGTGTAAATGATACATCTAGGCTCATACGTCTACTTGCAGTTGCTAAACTTATTGTATCCTCTGTTGATGTTACTTTGAATTGAGTACCACCACTGGTTGATACAATATCTAGTAACTTAAATGTCCTATCTGTAATGTAAAAGTCCATACTATTACCTCCTAAATATTTATATACTCATTATAACACAAAAACAAAGGGGTGTAAACCCCTTTGTATCTTATAGATATGTTTGTTCTAAAATGCAATTCACTTCTGGTTGTAGCGCCCATGATGAATAGAAAGGTAGTATTTCATGTTCTCCTACATCAAGTCTAAATGCTTCCCACTGATTACCAACAACATTCAGTTCATTATTGATAGCACCATTGATGTATACATTACGTGAGTACGTGTCTAATTCTACTAAGTCACCATCTTTGTAATAGTTGCGTACATCTTTTATGTGCTTAACGTTTAACCATCTTAGTTTGGCGTCTGTTACCATTACTTGGTTTGCTCTAAAGTTACTATACTGTTTAAACCAGAAACCAAACTTGTCTAAATTAGACTTGTCAGAAACATTGTAAGTGAAAATGTAGTTGTCACCAACAATAACATTATCATTTTTATTAATACCTTTAATACTTGCTAAGCGCCATTTTATATAGGTTTCAGTACGTTCAATGTTTATTTCTAGCTTAGTATTACCAAACTTCTTCTTGTCTAATGTGTACTCATGTACCTTTTCACCCATGTACCAACATTCCATAATTGTATGGTTTGTACGGTATAGTGAATCTCTAAATAATGTATTGATTACTGGGCTTCCAGCGGTGTCACCAATCATAAACTCTAAATGTGCCATTGGTGGATTGTCTTTATAGTTTGTAAAAATGAAACGTATATTAGCAACAAACGCAGATGTTCTATCATTTGTTGATGGTGCGGTTATTGGCACAACAGCGGTTGGTCCATGCCACACATCTGTTTTTTCACCAGTGAAGTCTGGTACTACTGAATCAATATCTTTTGCCATGTTTAATGTACCATCAATTAGATTGGGTGTATCTGGATTACCTAGATAATTAGGATATATACTGATGAAACCACTGTTCTGCACCATGTTCTCTGGTAGGTTTGGACCCCAAAAGTCTAACCATTGTACTGTTTCTGTTCTTGTCTGTTCTGTATAGTCAACTTCTTCTGGGTTACCAAACTGTAAAATATCACCATTTTTGTTAACTAACCCAACCATTCCATTTTCACCATTCATTTTAAATGAAAAGCGCGGATAGGCTTTGTATGTTCCGTTGTTTACAACTTTTAATTCTTCTTTCAGTTCAATCAACGATTCTTGGTAAGTCATTGGTGTTGTCTGGTCAATTGCAAACATAGGTTCGCATATATCACCACTAACATGATCACCATACAAACCAAAGTTCATTGATAACCCAGTTGTTTCTGGACTTTGGATAGTTATTGTTTTTGCGTACATGGTCCAGTCTTTTACCTCATTAGGCATCTCAATCACATGTGTGTATGTTTTCCTAACTGGGTTGTCTGCCCATTCTATCAATATTAGTTCTGCTGTCTTATCTGGTCGTACCTCGTTGTCTACTACGTTAATACGCACCTTAGCTTGAAATCCAACTGTCTGACCTACTTCCAAATCTAGGTTCATACGTCTATTGTATGTGTCATAGAAAAACCAAGCTTGGTGTGGTGTACTGTTGTCAACATAATAGGCTGGTATACCAGCGGTGAAGTCACAACTCAATACATTACTTTCACCTTGTTTTTCAATTGCTAACTGCGCCCAAGGTTTATAGTACTGGTCTTTACGCTTAAAATTTGAATCTAATACCATGTTACTATTTTTAGTTGTTACATTATTAAAATTTGAAGCTTCTACTTGATGTGCTAAAGCGTCAGGAACATCAAAAGTTAGTGTAAATGGTGTATACTTTGTGTCTGTAGCGTCATACTCTTCTGTCCCTGTGAATATTGCGTTAAAATATCTATCTGGCATTTGGTCCAATATAAGTCGTTTTGGTTCGTCTGAATTGATAATTTTAACTAATTCATCTTTAGTTTCTGATACAGTCATGCCACTGTTGTCTGATATAATGAAACCATCAATTGATATTGCATATTCACCTAACCTAGTATTTCTAAAATGTTTACCATCAGTATTTCCAACTGTGTAAAAATCATTATCTTTTGACAGAAAAGGTACATTTACTTTTGCTATCTGAAACAGGTGGCTTGTTTCTTTACCGTCAAATGTAAAGCTTCTCAAAAAACCATAGTTTTGTGCCATTTTCATTCTCCTTTGTAATTTACTATACTAGTATTATAACACAAAAGACAACCCTTGTAAAGGGGTTGTCTTAATGTTTTAAATATAACCTAAGTTACGTCTGTTGTTACGTTGCTGTGTATTATTTAGGTTGTTAAGTTCCTTGTTAAGCTTCTTACCGTCTAATAACACATCTGTATTTTTTGCTAAGATAGCTTGTAACAATTCGTTCTGTTGTTGCATTAAAGCAACCACTGTTGCTAAGTCTGTTGATGTTCCTTGCTTAGGTGTGTTACGTTCTTCCTTCACTCCTAACGCTTGTTTAGCTTGGTTAAGCAATGCCATTGCTCTTCCTCGTTTAGCTGGTTCAGTTGGAATGATAAATTCTGGATAGCCGTTTTCAGCAAGTTTTGCAATTTGTGGACCTTTTGCAATACCACCATTATAATAACCTCTAATGCGTCCACCAGATGGACCCCAACCAGATTTACCATAAGGTAAGTCTTGACGCCAGTTAGTGTTGTTGAAGAATGCTAGTAATTGGTCATAACCTGAATAAATATTGCCATGTCCTTTTACCTTGTACGCGTCAAACGTTTGTGGGATATATTGAAGCAAGCCGCGTGCTGGGTTTCCGCTTGCGGTGTTGACGTCCCATACTGCTGAACTTTGAACAATCTTTTCATTACCACCTGATTCACGTTGAATCTGTGCTAAGATACCATTGATTTCACTTTCACTAGCATTTGCGCCCATTTCTTTGGAAGCTTTGATGACTAATGCACGCCAGTTACCATCTACAGGACCGCTAACACGTTCTTCCTCTTCTTTCTTTTTGAATAAGGCTTTCACCTTTTCAGCAAATGCAGTTGTAGCTTTTGTTCCTAAACCTTTTGCCATGTCTAGTGCTACGTGTGTTAGACCACCTAAGTCCATTGCACCCATAATTGCATTTCGTGCCAAGTCTAATGGATTGCCTACCCAGTCCATAATATCGCCAATGGTTTGTTTTACCTTGTTAATACCATTACCAACAAATGACTTGGTATTGTCCCACATGTTGCGAACTCCGTCCATGAAACCTGTTCCTTTTTTATAGAATGGAATGCGTCCTTTTTGTCCTAATACCATTGATGTTTCTTTGGCATTTAGTACTTGTGTGCCAGCTGGTGCATTCATCATAACATTTCTACCTTTTGGAATCATTGCTTGTCCGTTTGGTGCAATTACCATTTCAGCACCGCCACCGTCATTTACTACCATAGGTCCGCCTATGTGTCCGTCAGTACCATTTGCATATTGTGGTACGTCCCATTTTGGAATTTGAGGTGCGCCAAACTTTTCTAACACCCAGTTAGCACCCCCAATGATACCATTTACTGGACCACCAATTGCACTCAATACCTTATTGAAAATACCTTTAAATGCACCAGTAACATGCTTAGCACCACCACTAATTGCACCACCTAAACGTTCTGGCAAACTAGTAAACCAGCGTACAATGGTGTCAATACCACCACTAAATGTGTTTTTTATTCCCTTCCAAAGAGATGTAATAGTTCCTGAAACATTACTTCTAAGGTCACGTGCAATGCGTGTTACATTACTGAACCAACCTGAAACAGCACCATTTACATTTGATATACCACCTTTAAAGAAGTTTTTAACAGCTTCCCACATTCCAGAAATTGAACCTTTGAATGTTGCGCCAAAACCTTTTACACCTTTTAATATTTTACCAAAGAATGAAAGATTTATCCAGTTCCAAATTACTTGGATAGCACCCCAAACTAATTGTTTGATACCGTCCCAAATCTGTTTCCAGTCACCGTTGAAAATACCTTTAAAGATTTTTGTTGCTCCTTCAATTACATCAAAGAAACCTTCAATCAAGCCAACTACTGAATCAACAAACATCATTACAATATCAATTGCAATTTTAAAAATTGGTGTTAATAATTCTAACCACTTTTTAAGTGCATTCATTATTCCTTGTCCGTTCTCGTTCCACCACTTAGTCACCTTATCAAAAACAGCACCTAACCTATCTCCAAGTTCTTGAAGCTTAGGCATGATGTAAGGTATTAAGTCATCAGCAATATACTTAATCACAACACCCATAATGTCGCCCGCAACCTTGAAAGATGTACCAAGATATTGCGTTAACTTTTCAAGAATTGGTTGTGCAAACTCCCACATTTTTTGCAACGCTGGTTGTACCATTGGTAGAATTTTCTTGGTGAAGTTTGTGATACCGTCTGCCATTCCACCAAACATTGGGTTCAATGAGATACCAATTTCATTTCCTAATGCTTTTAATGCTGATTTAAAGGCGTCCATTCCAGTTGTGTTGCTCATTGCGTTGTTCATTGCATCTTGTGCGCCTTCTACGTTGTCATATGCCATTGATGTATTGTTTAATGACTTGATAACATTTAAGCTGTTATCTTCACCTAATGCGGACCAGATTGTACCAGCTTTATTCAGTGCTTCATATTGGTTTTCCATACCGCCAAAGTCGCTAATCATTGAACGAATAACGTCCGCTTGTGTTGCTCCACCTTGTTGCCATTGTCTAAACAGTTCTTGTGTTTGACCGCTGAACATACCTATGTTGTCCTCAAAACGACCATCTGTTAATGAAATAGCCATTTCTTTGATTAAGTCATTTACTTTGTCTAAGTTGTACGCTCCACCATCTAAACCACTTTGTAACATGTCAAAGGTTTGTTCTGCTGTGAAACCAGCTTGACCAAAAATCTGTGAGTATTCAGCCATGTTGTCGCCTAGTTCGTCTGTTTGGTCAAGTCCCATTTGTGCGCCACGTGCCATCAAGTCCCAAGCTTTGTCTGCGTCAATACCAAAGTTGGTCATCATTTTACCAATACCACGAATAGTCTCGTTTACGTCTGCACCTGTATTTTTAGAAAATGCAATTGCATTGCGTGTCATGCGTTGTAGCATGTCATCATCCATGCCTTCTGCACCCATTACATTTTGAACACGTATCATTGCTTCTGCTACTTCGTTGATGTCGTCTGAATAACCTTCTGCAACTAATTGGTTAGCTAACCTTGAAACGGCTTGGGCGCTTTCTGCGTCCCAATCAAACGCACCTTTGAATTTGTCAACCGCTTCAATACCAGCATTAATATTTTCAACAACTTCTGTAACAGCGTCACTAATCATATCAATTGCTTTAGTAGCTACCGCCATACCAACACCAGCAACTAAACCTTGTAGTCCTTTACTTGCTAACCCTAAACCTTCACTAGTTTCACCACTTGACTTACCTAGTTCTTGCATTCCTTTAGATACTGAATCTAGTTCGCTGTCTGTGTTGTTTAATTGCTTTTTGAATCCTTGTAACTCTTGTTCAGCTTTGCTGACTTCTGTTGAATTTTTACCAAACTTTTGCGTTAATTGTTTGATTGCGTTTTCTTGACCAGCAATAGCCTGTTTAGTTAGGTCAGATTGACGTTTTAAACCAGCTTGTTTTGTTTCCAAAGCACCCATTTTGTCGCCAGCTTTATCCATTGCGTTGGCTTGTGTTTGGAAGTCTTTTGCGTTATCTTTAATTTCTTGACCTAGTTTGTCTAAACCATTCTCAAACTTGATAACATCAGCTGTAGTTTTTTGCAAATCTTTTTGCATTCCGTTGTATTTGGCACTAGCATTGTTTAGCTGTGTTGTTAGTGTTTTAACTTGGTTTGATTCTTCACCATATTTTGCAATAGCGTCTTGACGTTTCTTACTTAGTAGCTCCACTTTCTTACCTTGTAAGTCAGTAGCTGTTGCTAAGTCTTTTTCTTTTTGTTGCAATTTCTCAATACTTTGTCCTGATTTATCAAACACTGATAAATTGGCTTTCATTGCTGATTCTTGCTGTTTAATTGACTTGTTTAATTTGTCTAATGTATTAATGGTCTGGTCTACACCTTCAACACCAATACCAAACTTCATATTGCCAATAACCTTATCTACCATTATTCAATCTCTCCTTTTGCTTTTGCTAGGTCTGTTGGTGATAGGACAGTGCCAAAAAATGCCAATGGGTCTTGTTTCTCTTCTTTATTCTCTTTAGTGTTATCACTGAATAATTCCAATAAAAGAAGGTAGTCAGCTTCGCTAACATCATTAACGGTCCAACCACCTTCCATGTATGAATTATATAATTTGTTTAGTGATTCTAAAGATTCGTCCCAGTTAACTTCTACACCGTCCTCTAGGCTTCCTTTGAATCATCAACCCCCATGATAGTTCCTAAGATGTTTTCTAAAACGTCTACTAAGTCATCAGATTCAATTGAGTTTTCAATTGCTTCAAATGTAACTTCTGGGTGTTCAAAGATTTCAACTAATAATACAATCATTGAATCTAACAATTCTAATTGGTCAACTTCTACACCATTAGCCATGTCTTTTTGTACGTTTTCCATATCACGGTAATACTTCATAATACTACGCATTGTCTTAACTTTGACACCTTTTTTTGTAATTTTGCGGTTTTTTCCGTCAATAATTAAGTTAATACTGAATGATTTTGTTTGTTTTGCCATGTTTATTCCTCCAAATAATTTTATTTACTATAGTTATTATAGCATTAAAAGTAATGGTTGTGGGTGTTGGTGAAACCAGTATAATAAAAAAGAAGAGCCGTTAAGCTCTTCTAAGTCAATTCAATTGATACACTTGTATCTGCTGGTGTCACCTGTCCTACCACAGGTGGTGTACTAGGGCAATGGATTAATATTGTTTACTTTGTCAACAAACTTATCAAGTGTTAATGTTTCGCTTGAAACAGCACTCATGTATGCAAAGCCACGTGAATCTGTTACAAATGAACCTTCAATTGTTTCTGTATTTGGTTCTGTACCACCAGATTCTGTTGTATTCAATGCGATTTCTGGGTGGCTGAAACGTCCTTTAACTAAACCAAAGTACATTTCTTTACCGTCTGCACCGTCTGCAACAAATACTGCTGAAACGTAAGGCGCTTCTGTATCTTCACCAACGATTGCAATACCATCTTCACCACGTTTAATACCTAAAATTTTCTCATAAACGTTGTCTTTATACAAGTCAAATACGTTTAATGAAGCTGTTAACTCTCCAACCCCTTTTGCTGATACCCAAATTGGAACGTTTGACGCATAAACGGTTGTTTGTTCTGCTGAAATTCCTTGAATTGATGCTTCAATAGTACCGCCACCGCTTTTATCAATTGTGTATTTATCAACCCCAGAACCTTCTGCTTTAGGTACGCTGATAATAGCTTTCTTAAAACCTACTACTGCCATAATTGTTTCTCTCCTTTAGTGTTTATATTTTCTTACTAGAATAATTATATCATTAATCAACTGGTTTTAGGGTGTCACTTAGACAACTCTTTGAGTGATTACGTAACGCTTCACAATGCGACTTGCTCCCTCTAGGTCTGGTTCATATGTCTGTGTACTAAATGAACATTGTACGTTATCAGCACGCATTGTCTTATCAATTGCTAGATAGTATTTATCTAACATTGTCAAATCTTCAACCCACAAATCAACTTGGATATAGGTTGTGTAATAATTTGGGTCTGCACTTGCATATGCGTGATAGTCCATGTCTAGCTCTGTGATTCTACCTACTGGCAACTTAGGAAGTGATACAAACTCATTTGGTACTTCGTTAGTAAACCAGTTGACTTCTGGGTGTGCTTCATTAAGTATCTGTGCCACTTGTAAAATAGGTAATGTCATTTTAGAAACGCCTCCTCCATTGCTTTTATAATTACCTTTTCTATTTCGTCTTGAACCTCTTTGATAGTCTTTTCAATGAAATGTTGTGGTCTTTGTGTCATTGTTCCTAATTCTGTGAAGTGAACCCTCCACGAAACTTGGTCATTATACCCAATCAACACTTCGTGTTTACCTTTGCTTGCTTTTGTCATTGCTGTATTTTTCTGCATATGTTCACGCTTGTACATCTGGTCTTTTCTACTGTACTTTTTACCGTTCCAATATGGTGTGCGTTTAGCAAGCTCTTGCTCTCCTATTTCACCAGCTTTGTTCAGTGCTTTTGCTGTGATACTATCTGCGTTTTTACCAATCTTTATAAGTGCATTGTATGCGTCTGAAAAGTCAGCATAATTCTGCTTACTCATTTCTTAACCCTCTTACATACTAATGTTGTAAAGTCACGGTCATAGCTACCTTCTAAAATAGATACTATCTCATAGTTAACACCTTTATATACAACACGCATATCATTTTGTAATTGGAAACGCTGTTCATAACGCACAACAAAGTTAGTTGTATCCTCTAATGCAGTACCATATGTTTCTTTAAAATCTCTGAAATACTGTTGTTTTACGCTACACCATATAGTTGCTTTGTCAACCCACGTTGTTACCCATTCAAATTTATCGTTTTTAGCTGTTGTTTTCTCTTGAATAGTGATTTTCTGATTAAGATGTTGTGTTGGTATCGCCATCAGATAGCCCCCTTAATTGCCAAATAAATGCCTGAAT